ATTAGGCAATATCCATATATCCATACCCTTAGGTGTATGTATATTTGTATATGCCCCTAACTCTCCCACAGTATCTTCACCGCACCGTCAGTAACCTCTACCCCAGCCCTGGCTTTCTGCTCACCAAACCTCTCAGGTATCACCTTACTAACCTTCCAGCGAACATGACTGGCATAATCCCTCAACACATGCGGATCATAGTCCTTACGCTTATGAAGAGCATCATCATACAGCCCATCCAACTCCTCTAAAGCCTTCTCAGCACTCTGACGCTGTGCCTCTCTAATAACAGCATCATACTCTTCATCCTGCCGCATATGCTTGTACACAGCACTACGACTAATACCAACCTCTTCACAAGCCTGTACCAAGCTAAAGCCATCGCCTACCAGCCTAGCAATACCGTCCTTCTTGAAGTTCGTGAACCTAGCCATGTAACCTCCGGCTGTGTGTTGTAACGTACCATTTAACATATATATAGCGAGGCAGTGCAGTTCGGGGGTGCTATGTTGTTGCAATGCCCCCCTATGCCTTGCCTAGCATAGCGTTGCACGCCTTGCATATGCAATGCCGCGCATGATGCCATTGTGCTCTCAATGTGTGTTAAAACGAAACTCAACAAAGCAAACCGAAGCCACGCAACAAACAGCCACGATAAGCCAACAATGCTTTGCTTGTACACTTCCGATTTATAGCACATAAAAAGTTGACAGTAAACGCGGTAAGCTTTGCCTTATATATATACCCTGCTAGAGCCATGCAAAAATAATTTAAAAAAATGCATTGCGGGGGTTGACAATGCGGCAAGTCTTGCCTATATTGTCATTATTAACTAGCGACAAGGAATCAAAACAATGATTTATCAAGAAATAACAGAGTCACAATTTCGAGATGCTTTTCACAACATGGGGCGTGCCGATAGTTGGTCATATCAAGGCCTTGGCGCGTTGTATGATTATATCAGCGAAAACATAGACGACTATCAATTGGATGTGATCGCGCTTGACTGTGAGTTTTGTGAGTATGCCTGCATAGATGAATTTTTTGAGAGTTACGACTCAGAAGACTATCCAGACATTGAAACAATCAGAGATCACACAACGGTGATTGAGGTTCCTAACTCATCATCATTTATCATAGCGGAGTTTTAACATGGCAAAGCTATTTATTTTCATTGGCTGTTTGGCCTTTATCGTTGGCGCTTCAATTGTTCCGCACACAACAAGCGGATTCGTTTTTCAAGTAGTGCTTTTGTATGGGGGACTCATTGCAGCGGTGTGGGCTGGCATAGCAAGCCGATAGAGAGCCACACAAGCCGATCAACTTTGTTTGGGCTGGTATCCTAGCCCAGACATCACAAAGCCAGCCAGCGTGGCTTAAATCGCTGTTAATCGACTAGCAATGTAAAGAGAGAGAGAAAGCAATGTACACAGTAAATCAAAAAGGCATCTATCACATTCAAAAATGGATCGATGAAAACCAAGACTATAACCCACGGGTTTTTGATCTATGGGCCAATGGCATAGCGTCAGAAATAAACCGTTGTGCAAGTTTAGACGATGACTTGGAGAGAAACGGCGAGTTTGTTTATGAAGTTGGGCTTCGTGATGCTCGTGGGTATGTAATGACAATATCACTAGACCAGAATCATTTTCAACTTAACCAGTAAAAGAGAGAGGGAAAAGCAATGGCAAAACAATGGTATGAGATTTGGTTTAATGACGGTGACCGTTATTTGATGCACGGCAGAAAAGAGTTGAGACTCAATGCCGAAAGATTCGACTTTGATGCCGAAACAGTAATTAGAGAGAAAGGGTGCTCATTAATTGATGATGAAGGTAATCAAGTGGGTGGTGTTCAACTTATTTTGCAACAATACAAGATTTACAGGTAAAGAGAGAGGGCAAAAATGGAAAATCTAAACACATACCAAAAGCTAGATTGGATTAGCTTTGCGATTCAAGAAGCACTCAATAGCAACAATGGCGAATTGATGCAGGCATTAGAGCTTGTCGAGGATTTGCGCGACACAAATGTAAAGAGAGAGGGAGAGCAATGATTAATGCGGTATTTAAATTGAGAGATAAGCCCAACACACATTTAGGCTGGGAATATATCAAGATTATTGATCGGTATTGTTACGGCTGGGAAGAAATCCCAGCAGATGAAACGTACCACAAAAAAGCTTGGACAATGAAAAAGTTTACCTTTGTCATTCTGGGCTGGGATACAGGCAAGCCAAAAGACTTGCACCCAATATCTGAAGATGAAATGGAAGATTTGTGGATGAATTACGATTTTGTTGAGATGGAAAACTAAAAGAGAAAGGGAAAAGCAATGCAAATATCATTTACGTTAAATGACGTTTTGTTCATGTCAAATTCAGCTTGTCAAAACTTTTACGATGAACAGAGAGAAAGGTTTGAAAATTACAGTCGTGACATTTCGACAAACTACGTTTTGCTAGATGACAAACCAAAAGCAAGTGAATCAAGTGGAACAATGTTTTTTTATGACAGTCAAATAGAAGCAATAATAGCTTACAAAGTTTTGTCTAGCCATGAGAATTGCATTTTGTTCTGGGATTTAGGCACTGAACAATGGGGCATAGCTTGCTCAATGGATTGGAAGCAGTACATGGAAAGCAGGAGTGCTGCATAGAAAAAGAGAAGCCGCCAAGGCATTGCACCTTGGCGGCTTCTCACACCACAACTAGCAAAGTCAATGGAGGTGAAAGGACAATATCATGGATGCAAAAAAAATCAAGCTAGAACGTCTGCAACTAGGCCTTAGTCAGGAGAAGATGGCGCAGCGTCTAGGCGTAATAGCAAGAACAATTCGTAACTATGAGTCTGGCGTAACGCATGTGCCAGACACTGTAACCAAGCTACACAACTGTCTAAAAGAGAAAGAGCGACTAGCAAGAGAGAGGGAGTTGAACCAATGATAAATCTAAAAGAGAAAGTTCCCATAAAGATAAAACTTTGTCCTCAGTGTATGTCACTGAAGGTAAATTTCAGATGGGAAATTAAGAAGTTGGAAAAGTGTGAGCATAATAAGCGTTGGCTAGATGTAAGATACCTTGTGCCATTAGTTGATTGCCGTGATTGCGGAGAAACAAGCGCGGCGTTTGAGTACGGCAACGCAACGCATGATGCTGTACTTGTAGCTATGGGCGGCATGACAGTGAAGCAGATAAAAGATTTACGAAAAAGTCTTGGCTTCAAAAGTGCGTTAGCTTTCTCTAAATATCTTGGAGTAGGTAGCGCAACCGTTAAGAGATGGGAAAGCAGAGAGTCTTATCCAACCAATGCCCATATTATGCTGATGAAACTAGCGGCGGCTGGCGTTGATCTAAGTATCGTTAAGAATCCAACGCGAGACAAAAATAACGACTAGCAATGCCGCGTGGCAATATCTTAAAGCATAGCCTTAACACTTGGCTATGCTTTTTTTTATTTACAAATTATGTGTTTTGCAGTGGCTATTCGGTTTGCTCCGATAACGCTTTACATGGCAATGCTTTAAGGAACGAGCAAGCTCGATTTTATCAAGTCAATTTTTCTTGTCAACCCCATAAGATTCACGCACGACTTGAACCCATGTTGGCAGTGACATTTCTGTAACAAGCTGCGGATTATAAGAGAAAGAGCGACAGACCGCCATAAGCTGTATCACACAACGGATTGGGCGGTTGTTAAACTTGTATATCAGTACTGGGAACCTATCGCCGGATGCTTCGCAACATTGCCGCCACCATGCCTCTTTGTAAGTTGCACCAGACGCATAAGCCTTGCACTCGATGCTATAGCCGGGGATCAAAATGTCAGCCTCACCCTTTATCTGGTATTGAGAAAGGTTCCGTTTCGGCAACTCCGGCAATGACTCGCCAAGATGGTCTTTGATGTAGTTTACAATCTGACGCTCAAACGCCGCGCCTTTCTGTCTACTGTCTGTCATCGTCAGGACTCCACTTCAACACGCTTTTGGCAGGGTTCTTTTTACGAGCCACCCGGCCAAGACTGTCAAGTTTTTGCTGAACCTCTGGCAATCGCAAAGCCTCTATAATTTCTTCGTATGTTGGCACGCGAAAGTTGTCTTGCTCAGTCATGTCTTTGTCCATACACCAGCTTGCAAACCGGGCAAGTTAGGTTCCCATCTAAAAAAGTTTCACACCGCAAGCATAAATCAGCCGCAGCTAGTCGAGCCAGTCTGCCATCACCTTGCTCAGTTTCTGGCGGTAGCTTGCCAGTTCCATTACAAAGATCACAAGTTTCTGGAACGACATCAGTAGAATCAAACCAATCCGTGACGTAGCGAAAACCCTTACCGTTGCACCGATAGCATTGTCTGTTCAAAAAAGTCATTGGGCTTTACCTCACCGTTACTAGCCAATAGAATCCTACGCATTGTCTCAGGGTTGGGATACCGTCTGCCAGCTATAAAATGATTGATAGCAGACCGGGATATACCACAACGCCTAGCAAACCTAGCTTGGCTTATCTTGTTGATTTGTATATATTCTTTCAGTGTCATAATTTTTCTCAACTTTAGCTGTTGACCGTTTGTAGACATTACGCTACCTTACCAGAACTAGCAGTGAGGTCAACATGGATATTTACAAACACGATAGCGCAAGCGGCGCAACGTCACCAAAATACGAAATGATATTTAAGTTGTGGCTCAGAGCAACAACGAATCTAAACCCGGTGTTTCCAGATAATGCAGCTATGCTTACAGGACGCACCGTTGAGATGGGTGTGCGCCGTGTCGAGGGGTTGGAAAACTTTGACCCTGATAAGGGAAAGCAAGACGGTATGCCAGTTGCTGAAGCTACCCGGCACATGATGTCAGACTATGACGAGTATGTCCCAAGGGATTGGGACGAAGGCAAAGACAGAGAGGAATTTGAGGCTTTCAGAGAACACTTGCCCAATATGCTTGGCAACGCTCTTGAAGGTTTAAAAGCTTGGCAAAACAAACACGGACTAAACACTGTGAACGGAGAGCATGTAACTTGGCATAGCGTTCCAGAATTAGATGTAAAGATTATGATGTTCCGTGACTTTTATGGAGGTGATGTACTGTGCGATCTCAAATGCAAGATGCCACAAAGAAATCCGTTGAAAAAAGATGGCACACGCACATGGCGCATACCAAAGCCAGATTTGCAGCCCAGCGAAAACAATATCAAACAGATGTCAGTCTATTGGAGATCTACAGGTCAAAAGCCATCACTGCTTCAAGTTACTGCGTCAGGTTTTCATATCTGGGATGAAGACAACTGCGAACTGCTACAAGAACAACATCTTGAGCAAGTCTACCAAGATGTGAAGCGTAGTTGGATCACCACACAAAATCTTATTCGTGCCGCTGATGGGAATTGGCGAACACTAGCTGGCCTTGTTGCCCCAGACTTTACGGAGATCGCACGGCGTCATGGGCCACACATACTCAAACTAGCGAGGGAGTTCTGGAAATGATTACAGCGAAAGATTTAGATGACATGGATGATTTGTTTTCGATACCCACACCAGTTTACAAGCTGGTGCGTAATGAAGACC